TTCAACCCGAAGGCGAGAGGGCAGGAAAAGGCAATACAAAATAAGGCTTCTGACCAAGCGCAATATCAGAAGTATAAGAAATCGGGTATTGATGGTGTACCTGCATCATTTACAGGGTTCCAGAAACTAAAATACCAGGAGCCTGAGAAGTGGGAGCTGTTGAAGAAGGATTATAGAGAAAGGAAAAAACAATAATGAAATTTTCAGAAGCATTTAAACTCATGAAGCAGGGGGCTAAAGTAAAACTTCCGGGATGGGGTGGATTTTGGTATTGGGATGCAGAGAAAGAAACCATCATGATACAGTGCAGACCTCAGGATAGTGATACTCAGGGCGATTTACTTGACATCAGAGAAACTCAAAGAGTTGAATATACCACTATGAATATGCAGTCTAACGAATGGATTATTGCAGACGGAACAAACTGCCCGATTCTTGGTGGAGAAGCAACATTTTCCTTCGGAGAAGCAATTAAGTACCTGAAAAGAGGTATGAAAGTAGCGAGAAAAGGATGGAATGGAAAGAAACAGTACATTCAGCTTGCTACGGGAATCTCGTATAAAACTGCTGATGGTGTGATTGTAAATTGTGAACATGACGCAATTGGAAACATGGCAGTGGCTTTTGTCGGAACATCCGGTGTACAGATGGGATGGTTAGCGTCACAGGCTGATATGCTTGCAGAAGATTGGGTATTTGCAAAATAACAGAAAGGAGAAATACCAATGGTAAAAGTTAAATGTATTCAGAGATTTAATGATGTAACTCAGCCAGTTGAGAAGATGCAGCGTTTTCCAGGTGCAGTCTGGGAAGTAACAGAAGAAAGAGCGAAACATCTTGTGGCTGAAGGAGTGGTTGAAATTGTGACAGAGAAAACAACCACAGCAAAAGCACTTGAGAAGTAGAGACCTGAGGGTCTTTTTATTTTGTCTTTTTTCAGCAGACGTTAAAGAACTGTAAATCTAAGACGAATGACCCAGGCCCATCACGGGAATAGGTTGGGCGGAAAGGATAAATATGAGAAATAAAGTTTTTAGAGCACTTACACAGTGCAGATGCAAGGTTCCTATGAATTTACAGCTTTTTGCAGAAGGAGATGGTGCCGGTTCCGGTGATGATTCTGGTAACGGTGGTGGATCCGGTAGCGGTGAAGGTGATGATAGTGGGTCTGGTGATGATAAACCACAGTCATTTGATGATTTCCTGAAAGGGGAAGGGAACCAGGCAGAATTTGACAGAAGAGTCAACAAAGCAATTCATACTGCTGTTCAGAAAGCACAGGAAAAATGGGAAGCCCTGACAAACGATAAGTTGTCAGAAGCTGAAAAGCTGGCGAAAATGAACAAAGATGAGAAGGCGCAGTATATGCAGCAGAAAAAAGAAAAAGAACTTGCAAAAGCCGCTATTACAAAGGGTGAGTTGAAGGCAGAAGCTAAAAACACACTTGCAGAAAAGAAACTTCCTGTTTCCCTTGCTGATCTGCTGGTATACACAGATGCTGACAGTTGCAATAAATCTATTGCCACTGTTGAAAAGATTTTTCAGGAAGCTGTTGAAGCAGCTGTTCAGGAAAAATTAAAGGGTGGTGACCCTCAGAAAAAAGCACCAGAAGGTAACAAAGAACTGGAAACGCAGATTGAGAAATTGATGCGTGGGTATTAAAGAAAAGGATAGGTGAATGTAATGGCTATTAATACATTAGCAACTGAAACCCTGTTTCAGCGTACTCTTGACAAGTTAGCTGTACAGGAAGCTGTGACTGGTTGGATGGATGCCAATTCAGGACAGGTTATTTATAATGGTGGTAAAGAAGTAAAGATTCCTAAACTGTCCGTTCAGGGACTTGCTGACTATGACCGTGACAATGGTTATGTTATGGGCGGTGCTACTATGACATACGAAACTCTTACAATGACACAGGACAGAGGTCGTAAATTCCAGCTTGATGCAATGGACATTGATGAAACTGGTTTTGTTACAACTGCCGCTTCTGTTATGGGTGAATTTCAGCGTGTCCATGTAGTACCAGAGATTGACGCATACCGTATTTCTAAACTGGTAACTACTGCAATTACTGCAAATAAAGCAGGTATGGTAACTTATGGCTATACACCGGGAGCGGCAAATACATCTGCCCTCAGAAAAGCAAAAGAAGGTATCAAGGCTGTTCGTGATTGCGGATATAATGGCCCACTTGTTATTATGGCAACATCTGATTTCATCACTGAGTTGGAACTGGAACTTGCTGGTAAGATTACAGCAATGACATTTTCTCAGGGTGGAATCAATACACAGGTGCCATCTATTGACGGTGTACCATTTATTTCTACACCTTCCAACCGTATGTACTCTGCTATCACATTATATGACGGCAAAACATCCGGTCAGACAGCAGGTGGTTACATTAAAGGTACAACTGCAAAGGATGTAAACTTCATTGTTACTGCCAGAACTACACCGATTGCTGTAACCAAACAGGACAAAATGAAAATCTTTACACCGGATCAGAATCAGGATGCAGATGCTTGGAAGATGAATTACCGTAGACATCATGATCTGTGGGTACTGGAAAATAAGATTGATTCTGTATTCGTATCAATCAAGGATGCTAAATCCTGAGGTGATGTGAATGATTCTGATTAAGGACAACATTGAAAGAATCGTAGATGATGTTTCACATGAGATCATTGACCAGCTGTTACTTAATGGCTGGTCAAAGGCACCAGACCCTAAACCCAAGAAGAAAAGAAAATCAGGGAGTGAGGTGGACGCAGATGCTCAGACCGTCTGATGTACGCACTGTATCAAAACTGACAGGTGAGCAGGATGAAGAACTGATTGCTGTTCTTTTGGATGATGCAGAATCTTTCGTATTGGCTTATACAATGCGTACAAAAATCATACAGCCGCTTGAAAAGCCTGTTCGTGATCTTGCCGTGATTGCTCTAAATCGTATGGGGACAGAGGGCGAAAACAGTAGGTCAGAGGGTGGAGAAACCTATAACTTCAATGACGCACCGAAGCAGATTTTTGACACCCTTAATCGTTATCGTATTTGTCGGGTAGGTGGTAAGGTTTATGAGAATAAAAAGAAGTAGACTGAACACATTTTATCTGAAAAAGAGAATCTCAAAGAAAGATAAAGAGGGGTGTTCAACAGAAGAATGGGGAACAGGAGTCCCCTTTGTAGGGGAACAGTGGCCTGCATCCGGTAAAGTGCAGGTTCAGCAATATGGAGATAGACTGAACT